AATGGTCTGTGACCCCATCCTGCCCCATCAACCTCTATACTAGACACATGAACAAACTCAACGATCCACGCAACAACATCGCTTCAGACATCAGGGGGTTCTGTATCGCCAATCCTGAGGCAGACTTTGAAATGGTCATGGACTTCGTAGACTCACAGATTGTCCCATTCGAGGCGGATGATCACCTCTGCGATCTTGCCATGGCAATCATGCTGGATGTGGACGAATCCAACCAGTCCGACTAGTGTCACACAGGGGGTTGCAATTCACCCCCATCCCTGCAACAATACATTCAAGACAAACAACTCACGACTTTCATGCGTAAGATCGAAACCCAAATGAACGCTGCTATCAAAGGCAACGCCAACTGGTCAAAGGCAAACACAACAGTTACGACTCAAGATGGTGTGTCTGAGGTTCGCTTGCATGGCAACAAAATTGCTGAGATTGGTGATGAGTTCGTTCGCATCTTCGATGGCGGTTGGCAGTCAAACACAACCAAATCACGTCTCAATGCTATCATCAACGAGTTCTGTAATGGCATGACTGATGGAGTACATCAAAGCAATTTTGCATGGTTCATTCGTGACAACAACGTCACCCATGATTTCGTCAATGGTTACACTTTTGTCGAGTTTGCTTGATCACACTTAGGGGGGACAATCCCCCCACTAAGTAACACTAACTGGTCGGCTGCCTCCCAATCGCCTAAGTGTCACATGGTTTTGGCACTGCCTCTCACAGCCCCTATAATAAGGACATGAACAAAACACAACGCCATCACAACGGACAATTCATCACCACGGGCGACCCTACCCCTTTGATGAGTCGTGTCATGGATTCGATCCTTAAGCAACAGCAGGCAGAGCATGAGTATCGCATGGCAGTGAGAGCAGGCAAGATCCAACCCGAACAGTTCACGAACTGGAACATCAGCGACAGACACTAGGCGCTGACCCTGTAGACTAACAGCATGAGAAACGAAACCATGAACGACCCAAAATGCTACGCCGTCATCGGTGGTGATTATCTTGACGGACATTACGAAGGACTGGAACATCTTTTCCAGTCCTTCAATTCTCTTCGTCTCTTTGATTGCCAATCAACGGCAGACGCCTACAAAGAAGAAATCAAAGACGATTTTGAATACGTGCTGATGAAGATCATCTCCATCTCTCAGTACAGCGTCATGATGGGTGGGACAATCGGATAAGTGACACAGGCAACCCCTAGGTTGCCACCCTGACCCTGTAGACTAAGTTCAACAAACAAACAAACACATGTTCGCAGTTCAACCCACCTCCTTCGGCACCTTTGACGAGTGGGGTGCTGACTATACTCCCACCATTGCTGGCGCTTATCGCATCGCAGCAATCAGACAGCAGGAGCGCGAGGGTGATCAAATGATCTGGCGTCTCACCGAAGGCAACCCCATCCCTTGGGTGCGTGTCTACGAAGACGAGAACATCAGCAGCGTGACAGAGCAGGAACTGGCACTGCTCGCCTAGGCAGGCGCTGCCTACCGACTACAATACAAGAGAACACAACACAGGACACAGCATGAACGGATGGGCAAACCACGCAACCTGGAACGTCGCTCTTTGGATCGGCAACGATGAGACGATCTACCGCCACGCCAAAGCAAACAAGAATCTAGGTTATCGCAAGTGGGCGAAGCGTTGGATCGATGAGTACGGCGAGTACATCACAGGCGACGGCATCTCCTGGTTATCCGATGACGTAGACACCGACGAGATGGATGAGATGCTCGCTGAACTCTAAGGGGTCGCCCCCTTTCCTTACACTAACCCCACCACACTATATGTCAATGAACATCAGGAAATACCGCAAGGCAGTTGATTCAATCATGTTTGCCGAAGGTCTCATCTGCATCGATGAATCGAAGCATTTGAAATACAAACACCCTGACCTAGGCATCATTCAAACATGCTCAAAGACACCAAGTGATAACTATGCCATCGCACAGATTAAGCGACAATTGAGAAGATCACTGACAGCACTAAATTAAACACAGGGGCAGTAATATGCCCCTTTTTTTGTATACCCCCGAATGCCGAGCGGGACTCCTACTCGTACTCTAACCTACAAAGTGTTACCCAAGCGAGATAAATATTAGTGCATCTCCGAATATAAAAAATCCTCCAGGTATGAACACTCGCACAACCCCTTTTGAAGAAATCAGTTATATTAGTATGTGTTTAGTGGAGGTAATACGTATTTTAGGATTAAATGCATATGAAAAAATTCGCCCAGTAAAAAAATGACTGAAAAAGAGGAAAACCTAGAGATCAGGTATAAAACAAAGGATGGCACTATTAAGGAGCAAAGGTTTGATGATTTCAATGAATTTGCCGATGCCATCCAAGATGCTGCATTAGATTACTATGCGGGTGCTGAGGCAGCACCAGAGATGGATATTTCTGCAGCATTTGGAGCATACGGCATACAACAGAAGGAGCAATTTAAGAATGGATCAAGAGTTAACAGCGAGATTGAATTCCTTGGAGAAGAGGTTGAAGGATTGTGAGGAACCTGGGACGATGTATTATTGTCGTCCAGGATCTGTGCAACATGAAAAGTTGGCAGATTTTCTCAATGATGTGTATATACAACTACAGGAGATAAAATGCCAGGTCCGTCAATTGCAGACCCCACCTTCATAGATTCTGGTGGCACAGGAATATGTAACACCCCTCCGACTGTTTTAGGGACACCGAGTGTTGCAACTAGTGGGAAGGTATATGTGGGGGGTAAAGTTGTATTAAAGGAGGGTGATGCATTTAAACCTGTACCTGGCACTACACCAAAGGGCGATCCATGTACGAGTCCTAGGACATTGAAGGGATCGAGTACTGTGAGAGTAAACGGGGCAAGTATTGGAAGAATGGGTGATACATTGAATCCTGGCACAGGGATCACGATTGCAAAGGGTACGAACAAAGTCTTTGCAGGGTAGTGAGGTATGTGCTATAATATGGAGGTAACCAAGAGAGACTCATGGCAAAAGCAGGCGGATTCATGAAAGGCGGCACGTATGTGGAAGCAATTCCCAAGAAGAGTCGTCAGGGTAAGGGGAAGCACACCAAGTTAAGTGCAACCAGTCGTAATGGAGCAAAGAAGCGTTATCGTGGTCAAGGAAAGTAAGGTAGAAGGATCTACGATATATCAGATCGACGATTATTATTCAGATCCAGATAGTGTTGTCGGAAGTTTTCTCGGCACACTACCTGGGTTATGGAAGGGTGATGAGAGTCGATCAATGAACGGGATACACTTTGAGGATCGTAGACATGATGTTTATCACTCTGATTCAATAAGAGTTTATGATGACTTAGCAGAAATTTGTGGACATCGTGCTATTGAATCAGGTCAAGTGATCACAAATTTAACTCGCTTCAAGAAATGTGAGTTTAATAACTATCATGATCATTATTGGTGGCCACATAAAGATGCAGGGTATACTGGGATCATATATTTAAATAATAATCCAGGTGATCGTTCAGGTACGAATCTTTATATTTCCAAGGATATCGATAATAAGACGGGAGTCAATGAGCACGAATTCCCATGGCGATCTAAAGAGTATTATGAAGTGATACATACGTTAGAACCAATATACAATCGATTATATCTTTTCAACGGAAATAAATTCACGCATGGAATGAATATTGTTGATGATATGTATTTTGGTGAAGAGTATAGATTAAACCAAGTATTCTTTTTCACCGATGTCTAAGATTGATGCTGTTAGTAAATGGATCGAGTATGTTTCAGTAAAACGAAAGGAACTCGGTGGGCATGCTATATGTCCCTTTGCAGCAGCAGCAAGTGTAGAAGTTATAGAGTGTAATTTAATCGACATTGCTCTGAATTCAGACCTTAACGCTGAGATTATCATCTTTATAGTTGAGGATGACGTTTCAGAAGCAGCAATGCTACAAAGTGTATCAATGTTGAACATGGCACAAAATGAATATATTGTATTAGATGATCATAAACATGATCCTTCATATATCAATGGAGTTCAGACGAACTTTGGTGAATACAATATAGTGCTATGTTCAAAGATTGATAAATTAGTACAGGCAAGGAAATCTTTGCACCAGACCAATTATTATAGTTATTGGTCACCAAAAATGTATACGAGAATAGTCCATGGCAAATAGTCCCACCGATAAGAGCAACGATTTCGTACAATCAGGAATGACCTTGATCACTCAAGTAGAAAGTGATTATTGGTTGAATAAGTCTGCTAAAGAAAATGAACTAATGCAACAGACCAGAGAATTTTTAGCAACAGCAGAATGGGACGATGGATTTGTTGGTAAGTGACTAAATACTAGGAGGTAACCTCTACTAATAAGTGGCGAATCAACAATCGTTTAAAGATTTGAGCATTACGTTCAAACCTCATCCTGTAACAGGCGATTTAGTCGTTAAGAAGGATGATGCTGCAATTAAGCAGGCGATTGTAAATTTATTATTAACAAATAAGGGAGAAAGGCCCTTTGCTCCTGATCTAGGTTCTGATTTACGTTCATTAATGTTTGAACCACTTGATGTGGCAACTGCAGGTCAGGTTGCCACTAATATTAAAAAAACGTTACGTGATTATGAACCACGTGTTGCAACGACTCAACTTTCTGTTGAAGCAAACTTTGATAGTAACGGGTTTGATGTAGAAATAGAGTTTGAGATTGTTGGTAGAGAAGATTTTCCACAAACACTAGAATTCTTCCTAGAGAGAACTCGATAAATGCCATACGTTCAGCTGTCAAACCTAGATTTTGCAGATATTAAGACTGCTCTCAAGGAATACTTGAGATCGCAGCAAGAATTTACTGACTTCGATTTTGAAGGTTCGACATGGGCGAACCTTTTGGATGTGTTGGCGTATAACACCTACTACACGGCATTCAACACTAACATGGTGGTGAATGAGACGTTCCTTGATTCAGCAACGCTGAGGGACAACGTAGTAGCATTAGCGAAGCAATTAGGATACACACCCAAGTCTGCAACATCACCAAAAGCAGTATTAACGTTTAGAGCAGTTTTCCCCAACACTGCACCCAATGAGATCATACTGAAGCGAGGTACAGGATTTACCGCATCGTATGACACAAGAGCGTATAATTACGTTGCAGTTGAGGATATTAAAACACAAGTAGTTAATGGAACCGCAACTTTTGATGAAGTTGCGATCTATGAGGGTAATTTTGTTACAGATACTTATATTGTAAATGCAACTGCGTCGAACAGGTTTACAATTAAGAACCCATCTGCGGACATTTCTACGTTAAGAGTACGTGTTCTCCCTTCTGCACAGGCAAGTACGGGAACTATGTTTGCAAGAGCGGACAATATACTTTCTGTTACGGGAGATAGCAAGGTATTCTACGTAGAAGAGATTGAAGATGAGCAATATGAAATTTTCTTCGGTGATGGAGTCCTTGGAAAGAAATTAGAAGCAGGAAACAAGATTGACATTACATATCTCTCTACAAATGGTCCTGAGAGCAATGGTGCCAAATCATTCACCTTCAATGGCGTCCTAGAGGACCCACAGGGGTCTTCTAACTATAATTACAGCATTTCCTACACGTCAGCAGCAGATCTTGCTGAAGCGGCAAATGGAGGTGCTGAAATTGAGTCACTTAAAAAGATCAAGTACAACGCACCTAAGTTTTTTGGTACACAGAACAGAGCAGTAACTGCAGAAGACTACGCAGCAATTGTTCGTGAGATTTATCCTGCTGTTGCTGATATCATTACGTTTGGCGGAGAAGAGGATGATCCCCCAGAATATGGTAAGGTAAAGATTGTAGTAAAACCAAAATCCGCATCAAGGTTGAGTTCGAGAACCAAGAAAGAAATTAAAACTGGTCTCAAACCATATATTGTTGCTTCTATCAGTGCTGATATTGTTGATGCATCTGTACTATATGTTGAGATGACATCTAGAATCATGTTTGATAAGACTAAGACTAATCAAACTAATGACGATATCAAATCCAAAGTTATTGCTGGACTAGAGAAATATATCGAAACATCTGATACAGAAAAATTTAATGGCAAATTCAGGTATTCAAAATTTGTCAGTGTCATCGATGATGCAGATCGTAGTATTAACGGCAATCTCACAACAATTAAAATGAGAAAGGATTTCTATCCTAGTATCAATAACAAATTCTTTTATGAAGTGTGTTTCCAGAATGCATTCGATGACACATGTGATGAGGATACTGTAGTTCAATCTACTGGATTTAAGGTCAGCGAATATCCTTTGTATACAGTGTATCTGGAGGATCGTGCTGGTAAAATGGTCCTATATAGAATAGACTCTATAACTAGTGAAAAAATTGTTCTCAACGATTCTGTTGGAACAGTAGATTACAAGAAAGGCGAGGTTAAATTGTTTGACTTAACGATTATCAAAGGTAGTTTCTTTGACAATCGTATTGAAATTAGATCTGTCCCTCTAAGCAATGATATTAGTGCCATCAGGGAAGTTTATCTTGACGTAGATATCCCTAAGAGTTTGTTCACGATTATCGCAGAGTAAGTTTAAATGGTAGAGACCAGAAGAATATCTACTCTTATTGAATCTCAACTCCCTGAGTTCATTATCAATGAATATGAGAATTTCTCTAAAGTCATTGAGAAATATTATGAGCAGTTGGAGTTAAGAGGCAATCCTCTTGACGTGATTAGTAATATCACGAAATATCGTGATATTGATTTTTATGAAAAAAATCTACTTAAAGAGTCTACTAAAGTAGTATCTTACGTTGATGCAGTTGATACCACTATTCGGGTTGAAGATGCAACTTCCTTCCCTGAAACTGATGGTTACATCTCTATCGGTAGTGAGATCATCTTTTATAAGTCCAGAACAGATACTGAATTTAGAGAAGTATCCCGTGGTGTCAGTGGCAATCAAAGACTAGGAGATTTGTACAGCTCCAGTCAGTTTGTTACCACTCTGGCAGAAAATCATGACATCAATGCCAATGTACAGAACATTAGTAATCTGTTCTTGTATGCATTTGTCAAAAACTTTGAAAATGATTACCTAGCATCATTCCCAGAAAAGTATTTAAAGGATGATGTTGATAAGCGTACCCTAATCAAGAATATTACTGATTTCTATCAGGCAAAGGGTACTGATAGGTCTATTCAGTTTATTTTCAACACACTAGTTTCTAATGATAAACCCAAGGTTCTAAGACCTAAAGATAATACTCTAAAATCATCTTTTTCTGATTGGATTACATCATATGCTCTTAAGGTAATTGTTTTAGAAGGAAATGCTGATGATTTAATCGGTGAGACAATTATTCAGAATTTAGATCCACTCAACGAATCTGTTGAGTATGCATCTGCTATTGTAGACAATGTATTCAGTGCTGGGTCAGTTGATGGATTGTCTTTGTATGAAATTACGATTGATACTGCTACACTTAATAATCAATTCGGTACTGCATCCAAAACACGCTTAACTGATAGTCTACCAACTAATAGTGATGTTGGTGATAGGATTAATGTATTCTCTACAGAAGGATTTTTACAGAAGGGCAGAATCTATATTAATGGAGAAGAGGTTCAATATTCCTCTAAAAATGTAGATCAGTTCGTAATTAGTCGCAGGGAAAGATCTGATGGGTATGCTGCAGATACTAACGTCTATAGTTACTCTACAATCACCTCTGGAGACGTTAGATTACTTTGTCTAGGAGTTCTATACAATTTGGAGCAAGAGACCTCTGCTCCGTATTCAGAACCAGGTGATAGGATTCAAATCTCCGAACCAGGATTCACTAGTATCGATCCAATTCTTATTGATACTAATGGTAATCTAAGATGGTTTGAAAATGCTGGTTATGGATCATCTGGCGATATTAATGTCGGTAATGTTATTAGTAAGTTAAAGAATAACATTTCTGCTGTATATCGTGATGAAAACTATTATTATCTTGCTACAGGAGGATTGCCAAATAGACCTATCTTGTATAGTGGTATTGGACAAACTCTAAGTGATCAAAAAATTCTTAGATTGATTCGTAAGAAACCACTTACGATCACCGAGTCTTATGAGACTTCACAACGTGATGTTGGTATTTTTGTTGATGGCACCATTGCGTTCAGTCACAAAGACTTTGATCAAATTAAATATGGTAAAATTACTAAATTCAATATTGAAAACAAAGGTAATGGATATAATGATCCCCCTAACGTTCTTATTAATGGAGCTCCAGGATTAGCAAGAACATTTTTGTCTGGAGAGACAATTGGTAGTATTGAACTAGAAACTGATAATATTTTTACTAGTGTTCCTGAAGTTACGATTACTTCTGGTAGAGGAGCAGAGGCAACAGCTGTTGTAACTTTCGGTGCTATCACAAGTATTAATGTTGTTAATTCTGGAGAATACTATTCAACTCCTCCTAGGGTTGTAATTACAGATAAACTAGGTAAGGGTCGTTTTGCAGAATATAAAGCAATTCTAGTAGATGGTAAAATTGTTTCCTTTGAAAGTGTAGATCAGGGTAAATTCTACAGCAAAGGAAATGTAATTGTTGAAATTTTCCCAGTTGGTAGAGATGGTCTGGTAACATGTGATGTGTTCACTTGGACTAAAAACAGATATAATAAATTACAACCAGATCTAGACAATAATAATTCTTACGTATTTCCTCACTATAATCCAACTAGAGGATTTGGATATGGCGTTTGTGCATCCCCAACTCAATTAAGAACTGAGTTATCTGATGATGGAACTGGACATTCACCTATTTTAGGTTTTGCTTATGATGGTAATCCCATCTATGGTCCTTTTGGATTTGAAAATCCACTAGATTCTACTAGTACAATAGGAAGGATCAGATCTGCATATAGAATTAAAGCAACTAGAATTGATGGACCATCGGTAGATGAATTTCCTATCGGAACATTTATCCAAGATTATGAATGGGTAGCAAGTACATCTATCGGTAAGACTGAACTAGATGAGAACAATGGTAGATTCTGTGTAACTCCAGAATATCCTACTGGCACCTATGCATATTTTATTAGTGTTGATTCTGATGATAACCCAACTTTCCCATACATTCTAGGTAACAATTTTTATTCTTTACCTGTTGATTCCAACTACAATGCAGATTTAACTCAGGACGATCTACCGACAAAAGCAGAAAGATACAGAATTCCTGGTATGGACGGAAATGGTTCCCAATCCATGCTAACTATTGCTGAGACTTTATCAGGAAACGTTGAAACTTTAAGTATTTTAAATTCTACGGATCAATTTAAAGTTGGCGGTAAATTCCAAGTTAGTGATGTAAGAACAGATGGATCTGGTGCGTCTGCATTTGTTTCTTCTGTTGTAGGTAAAGATATTCTTTCTATGGATTGTAAGTCCTTAGAAACAACTAATACTAAGTCAGTTGCGCTAGTACGATTAATTTCTCCAACATACCTGTTTGAAAATGATATTGTTACACAAGAAGATTCTGCATTTACTGGTAAGGTAATTTCCGACATATCTAATAGGAGTGAATTTGTCCTTGAAGAAGTATCAGGAACTTTTGTTGAAGGTAAGGATCTTAATTCTTCTAGTACAATTATTAGTATCTTAATTGATAGAAATGTATTTTTTACTGCAGAATCAACTCTTCTGTTAACTGATGGTGCAGATTCAACCCTTGCTACTGGTAGAGTTTTAGAATCAGTATCTAATCAAAATTCTGTTAAAGTAGAAGTTTTATCAGGTGAGTTTGTTGTTCCTGATAGTGTAACCACAGCACACTTTTTGCAGAGCACAACTCTAGGTGATAGTGTTGGTGGTGAAGTTGTAGTTTATTCAAATCTAAGTAAAGAAATTAAAGCTTTTGCAGTTAGAGATGATCTAGTTCTAGTCGAAACTGATGGAACTCATAATGTAGGAGTTAATAGTTATATCGATGTTGAAGTAGATCCAGATGTAAGTCAGACTACAACTGAATATTATGTAAGAAAACGTTTCTATCAGGAAATTAAACTCAAGACTCCTAGTTTTGGTAGTTTGATGACTGATACTGGTGTAGGTAGAGGAGATCTATTAAATGGTGGTCTTGCCTATACTTCTGGAAATTATGTAGATGTAGAATTGATTTTCCTTGACCAAAGCAGAGTTAGGAATGGAATTGGTTCTCCTGGTGATAGTAAGAATGCTATCGCAACTATTAATGTTAGTGACTTTAATGGCACTGGGTATGGTAGTGTATCTGATTTTACTATTACTAATAAAGGAAGTGATTATATCAAAGGTGATATTCTAACAGTTGCAGATGCTGATCTTGGTAGACTTTCTAATGCTATTTCTTCTCAAAGACTAGCAATCAATGTAGATCATATTGGTCTTGCACAACTTAATACTAAATTGAGTTTAGTTCAAGTCAATAAGTTGTCTGAGAATGACCTTCTTAAAATTGATAGCGAAATTGTCAAAGTTGTTAGTATTGACTCTAGTAATAGAGAAGTAACAATTGAAAGGGGTATTGAAGGTAGTAATATTGTAGATCACTTTGATGGAACGCTTGTATCTCTATACAAAGGTGTCTATAGATTTGATGCGAATTCAAGACCTCTAGGAATTGGTCCTAACGATCCAACTATTATTTCATATGACTCTACAACACAGAACATTGTGTTGGCATATGATTATAGTTCTACTTCTCCTAGAGAAGTTACTCTAAGTAGCGTATTCCAAGATAATAGTTCTCCTAAGAAGTCTATTGCTCTAAGTTCTGTTGTTCCTGGAGAAAATAGACTAGAATTTTCTAAAGATGTTAATTTTGCTACGTTTGGTGTTAATACTGATATTAGAATTCAAAAATACTACAATTATGTGTTTGACACTAGTCATGTTTCTATGCAAGGTGTCTTCCTAGATTTTTCTGCTAGCAGAACAGGAACTATCTTCACAGAAGAAAAAATAGTAAGTGGCATTCAACCTGGCAATGCTGGTTCGTTTGTTTCAATTACTCTCGGATTTGGTCCAAATATTGTAGGTCAGACTCAACAGAGATTCCCAGTAAACTTTGACACGTATTATTACTTTATTAAATCAAATAGTGATGTTAATACTGATGGTGCAGCTCTACGAGTTATTGATGATCCAATTGCAGGTTCTAAGCAAATCTTGTTCTCTAGTCAAACTAAATTTGCATATGCTTATACAGAGACTCCTGATTACAATGGCAAAGGATCTTTAAGGTATAACACCGATTCCCCATTTGCTATTGGTAAAATTAAATCTGCAACTATTGACAATAAAGGTATAGATTACAAAAGATTGCCAGTAATTACTGGATGTAATGTTGATTCTGACAATCAACCAAACCTTAAAGTTCAATGGGATTCTATTACAAAAACTATTCTTGGAGTTGAAATTTTACAAGGTGGCAAGAATTTTGTATCACCTAAAGCATATGTTAGTAGAGGTGATGGTACAGGAGCAGTATTTAATGTATTCCAAGATGCTGGTAGAATTGTTAGAATAGATGTTGTTAATGAAGGTAGTGGATATAATTACATTCCTGAAATTACTATCTACGAAGGCGGAGTAGAAGCATACTTTGGATCTAATAATATTGGATTACCTAAGAATGTGAGTATTGTTAAAAATGGTGGTGGATACCATAATGATACTACTATTCTACCTAAATTTACATCACACTATGCTCTTATTATTAGAGGACAATCTAAGTTTTTCAAAGGAGAAAGAGTTGAGCAGAGAGATGGTAATCGTTTAGTATTCAGTGCAATTATTTCTGATAAGGGATGGAGACTTGGTACTAACATTATAAGATTAGAAAAAATTACAGGTAATGTAGATTTCAATTTACCGCTAGTTTCGGTAATGCAAACATCAAGATCTGTTGAAGTAGTAGATGTTTTGTCAACTCAATTTAAACCTACCATTAAATCTTTCTCAGATAACATGGGTAGGTTTACATCCGATAAGGGAAAAATTGGTGATAGAAATCAAAGACTTACCGATTCTTTCTTCTACCAAGATTATTCTTATGTAATTCAATCCAAGACTCCTATTAATACGTGGAGAGACTTGATCAAGCAAACTACGCATCCAGCTGGTTTCTTGATGTTTGGTGAAGTTGTCATTGAAAGTGAACAAGAAAGTTCAATGCCAATTGAACAACCAAAGTCGGATAAAATTTCTTTTATCGAACTAGCACCTAAAAATGTTACAGTAGAAAGAAAATCTACTAGAGTTACTCAAAGTTCAATTAGAGTTAGAGATACCAATCTTCGTAGAGGTGTTGGTAGTGTTTCCATTAATGAGTATGATACTGAAGGTATTCTATCTAAAGAATTAATTTTAGCACAAGATTTCTCTGGTCGCTATGCAACTCAGGAAGATTATATTGGACCTATCAAATCAATTACAAAAGTAGGTGATGGCACTTCTGAGATTGCTGTTGGTTTTGGTGGTGGAACTAACTTTACCACTATTGCTGGTGAATATAATCACTGGGTCAAGTTTAAAATGCTTGGCAACACCAATAATCAACCTGCCATCACTCCTTATGTTGATGCTACTTCTCCTGCACAATCATGGAGCGGATCATTACACAACTACTCTATTCTCCCAAATGATGAGTATGTAACCAGTGGAGGTGGTAATTTTGATCTGTCAAAGATCAATCTTATGACTATTGGTTTCATGCCTGAGTTTGGTGAGTTCTCAAGTAATCAAGGTACTTCAAATACTGAATTTGGTGCGGTTATCCAATCAAACGAATCTGACTTTTCTGAGATTGCATCAGGATTTGAAGTTGGTGATACTATTACTTTTTATGAAAATGCTTCAACGTTTGTTAAAGTTGAAGTTGTAACTGTAGATTCTCCAGCATACCACCCAACGCTAGGTGTTATTGGTGATGGTAATGTTCTTGGAAGAAGAACCTTCCAACTTTTAGACAAAGCAAATAATTTAGCATACTCACCATATAATGAGCAAGAAACATTCATTACTTTAAATGGTGTTGCACAAGAACCAAAAAAAGCATACGAGATAAGTGGAAGTCAAATTACATTTGCATCTGCTCCTTTAGGACCTCAGTATCCTATTACTGGGGAAAATTTTGATGATACTTACACTACAGATCCAACAAAGTTTGTATGTAAATCATTTAAATTTAAAAATGATACATTTAATGATAAGTATCTTAAAAAAATTAAAGATATTTCTGGAAGTTTTGATGGTATTTCTACAGAGTTTGCATTAAGTTGGGATGACGATACTATTGTTAAAACTGACACCAAAGAAAATCTTCTAATTTTTGTTAATGGTGTTTTACAGGCAGTAAATACCGCATATACTATTAGAAGGAGTGCTAATGATTCCCAAACAGATATTATTGTATTCATTGAACCACCAAGAAATTTCTATGATGTTATTGACTACACTCCAGAACAATTAGATCAAAAAGAATATTTCTATGGATATGGTGTTGGTAGTTACGATAGACTTAGAATTGATGAGAGATTGATTCCTTATCGTGGTGAGGGTCCATATCTTGTATTTGATGAAGAAACTGATACAGTCAAAAATATTAATGAAGCAGACTTTGCATTAGTGTTTGTTGATGGTGTTCTACAAGCACCTGATACTTATAAGTTGAATGGACCAAATATTTCGTTTACAGAAAAACTTATTAAGTATATTCCTAGTACTGGAGAATCTTTAGCAAGCAAAGTAGAAATTATTTCTTTGTTTGGTAGACAAGTTCCTAAAACTTTATCTGCATATGATTATGATAGAATTATTTTTAGAAATGAAGTTAGTATAGTTCTAACTAAAGTATTAGATGATCCTAATGGAAAAGATGAATATATTGAGTGGCAGGAAAACTTTACTGCTTTTGATCCTTCTGTTACCAAGAATGTATTCACATTTGATGATAATGGTAACAGAGTATTCATTGGTAAACTTAATAGTGTAAGATTTGATCTTCTAGAAGACGGAACAGCAACTGGCAATGCAAAACCAGGAGTTGTTGCAGAACAACTAACTATCAAGATTCTCAATGCAGAAAACCTTAAGTTTACCGCAAATGATTATGATCCAAGAGTTAGCGATGATGATGAACTAAGAATTAAAGGAATCTTCATTACAGACCAAACTGACTTTACTGATTTCGTAAGTTTCAACTCAGCATATCCTATCTTTAAAATTGATTGGGAATATTCTAAAAATGCTGATGGTGAAAGGGTTCTTGTTCAAGATATTCCTGATTGGTTGAAAGGATCTAAACTAGGTGATGATGCATACTTCAATCTTTATAATAATCTAGTTGACATTGCTCCTGGCGATGAAATTATGATTGATGGTGAGAAAGATTACAGAAAAATTTTGTATATCCCACCAGAAGTAAAAGGAAGAAACTTCAACAACGGACAGACTGCCAAGTTTGAGCACTATAGTCCTATTGAAGTTACTAACTATAATGATATAGTAAGAGGAGAAGGTCTTAGTGTTACTTGCACTATTGGTGATGGTGGTGCCGTCACTGGTGTTGGTTTTAGTGACCTTGAGTGGAATAGAAGAGATCTAAAACTCTTTTTTGATACAGGTATTCTACTACAACCAACAGCATATCAGTATTTTGTTCCACCTCAAGTTAAATTTATTCCTGTCGATGGAAGAGGTGGTGGTGCAAGAGCAGAAGTTCTCACTATTGCAGGACAAGTTTTAGATGTTATTCTCCTTGAGGGTGGTAGTGGATACACTCAACCACCTAGGGCAGTTGTAACACGAGGATATAACGTTCTACGTAAACCAAATAGAACTATTCAATCTAACTATAGACTTGAGATTGGAACACAAATTGGTTTACAACAGCAAACTACCATTGCTACAGAGATTATTATTTCTGGTCAGGGACAATCTACTGGTCTCTTCTCTCTCATCTCATTTGGTATTGTTGGTTCAGTTACACCAATTGATAACGATGAAATTGTTAACATCATTACACCTGAGGCAGAAGAAGTTGGTGATCAACTAGGGTTGCCTGAAGGTAACTCTATTATCTTTACTAATAGGGATCCATTCACTGCAATTGATCAAGTTGCATCTGAACTTCTTATTAATGAGACTCTCATCACAGTTACACTTGATAACCCAATTGCAAGTATCACTAACATCAGTCCTGCTGGTGGTGTTGACGTTATTATTAATAATTTACAGAAGATTATTAATACACCAATTGCATACTTCCGTGAAGAATCTGCATCTGCAACTGGTGCATTGTTGGATTCCCCACTATCTCCAATAGGTACTACTCTATATGTTAATAATACGTCTCTGTTTGCAGACGTTGGTAAACTACAAGTTGGTAGAGAGATTGTTGGATATGAAAGAAAACTACAAGATAGATTCCTTAATGTTACTAGAGGTCTTGATAGAACTGTAGCAGTTGCTCATCCTGCAGGTCAATACATCAGAACTATCCCAGATTCTGTAAGGGTTATTGATGCTGGTCCTAGAAGCATTATTGCTACTATCGTCAGTGTTGCACAGAGTGATGTATCCAACATTGAAGTTAAGAATCAAATTCACTCCATCAGTGATATTGTAGACGTTCAGGTAGATACTAACCTTAAGATGACTCTACAGAAGGAGATTCAACCTTCTGTAACTGAAGTATCTGTTGCAATTCAAAATTATGTAATCTCACTAACTGAATCTTCTGTATTGATGAGCAGTGAGAGTGTATCTGTTGCTGCATCTACAATTCAATCTATTAATAGTGCTGAACTTCCTCAGCAGGTTCTTACTGACGTTATTGAATATGAGATTGCTCCATACCTAACATACAATGATCAAGTTATAACTCTACAGCTCACTTCTACAGCAACTCCAACTGAGTCTTCTGTCTTGATGAGTGATGAAAGTGTATCTGTCGTTGCATCTACAATTCAAACTATTAATAATGCTTCTATTGTAACAGAAAAGGCACTAGATCTACATACTTCACAAGTTGAAACATCAGTCTCTCAATCTCTACAAATATTTGCAGCAATTCCTCCAAGCACTGATCCAGGTGGACTCAATTCACCAATTCCAGTTGCTTCTATTCTAAGTACCGAAACTGCTCTATATGCAGTTATTCACGGAACTGAAACTGAAGTTGCTATTCTTGGCAACCATCTACCAGTTATTGATGGTAAAGATAAACCTGCAGATATTACGTTAAATAGAGAGATGGGAGTCTTAGACTTCTTTGAAGAACTAGTTGTACTAGAAACCAGTGTCCTTCTCCGTTAAAATCAATGCCACAAACGCAGTTACAATTAGCAAGTCCTTATAATGAGGTACTTAAAAGAAATACTTTAGTTATTAAAGTAGAAAATTTTAAGCAAAGAAAACCAGATGGATTTAATTCGTTTGATTCTGGTAATGCTTTCCATACTCTTGCGGCTTTTGAAAAGCACATTTTCAGTGGTGATAATGTTATTGATGATTTAACAAGAGAATTTCCTACTCTTCAAATTAGAGATTTTGAATTAAGACCAGATTCTTCATTCACATTGACAGGTAATAAATTCAATTTTGCTGGTTCTACTCAAGCATTACCTTTTGGTTCTAGCATCAATAGTCTACAAGTACTGACTACTGATGAGTCAAATCAAACAATTCTTGAAGCAGAAACTAACATTACAAGATTTGGAAGTGCTGGTCATCTTTTTATTGGTGGTAGTGCGCGTACTCTTTTTGAGTATACATCTAAGACTGCCACAGGATTTATTGGTTATGTTAAGTCTGGAAATGTGAATATTCCGCCTTCTACGGAGTTCATCCAGTATTCTGTTGATTGATCAAACTATATTGTATAAATAAATCAAGACAACAACGTTCTAGAGAAAAAATAAATGGCTGCAATTATTTCAGACAAATTTAGAATTTTCAATGCTAAACAATTTCTAGAGTCTCTGTCCGAAGGCAGTAGTGATACTGGATCCGACAGAACTAGAATGTACTTCTTTGTGGGTCGTCCACAAGCATGGAATTCATACTTGGAGATTTACTCCGCAAACGCAACAGCATTTACTGCTGGTCAGTTTGTTTATGTTTCTAGCGATACGAATGGATCGTATACTTGGGCAAATGCACCTTTCAAGGCAAGCATTGTAGCAGTATACGAAAATTCTCTTATCCTTAGTTCAGTTTCTCCAAGTACATCTTCAACTCCTCTCCCCAACTCTGTAGTTGAAGGTTGGAACGGAGCATCCGATACAGGAGCAGAAGCAAGAGCAGGTGTATATCGCTTTGCTACAGAAGACACCCCTCCTACTCCACTGGATCACCAGTCGGAAAAATTTGATGTTTATGATGAAATTATTGCTGCTAAGCGTATCACCGATTCGTTTGCCCGTGGTGTAATTACTCGTTACGATTGGAACACGCTTGCTGCGGAACCTCGTTTCGACATGTACAAGCCTGACTACACCGCAACCACGACTGGTCAGATCGGCAAACTAGCACTTACTAATGCTGCATCTCTAGCAACTGCTAAGTACTATGTAATCAACTCTAACTACGAGGTATTCAAGTGCCTCTATAATGGTGAGTTCCCTGGCAGAACTTCCCCTAACCCTCAGTACGAACCCAAGACCTCTCCTTCTGCTGGTCAAGGTACTTATAATGGTAATGTGTTTACCGAAGGTGCTGACCTAGAAGTTTCTGAAACTGCAGGTTATGCTTGGAAGTATATGTACACCATCCCAACAGATGATGTTCTTCGCTTCCTTTCTACCAACTTCCTACCCATCAACCTACCATCGGAAAGCACTAGAGCTGCTGTCCAATCTGCTGCGGTTGAAGGTGCAGTAAACGTTGTTCTAGTAGAAGAAGTTGGCGGCGGTCTTCCTAACGGAACCCACTATGCACCTATTAATGGTGATGGTCAACTTGCTGGCGGTACTGAAGCAGTTGTAGAAATCGTAGTTGCTTCTAATGTTATCCAGTCTGCTAAAATTGTAACAGAAGGTGCTGGTTATACTTATGGTTCAGTCAACCTTGCTGACGGCGTAACAGTCGGTGGTATCAAGACTGGTCTATTCACTACTTCTGCACTTACAACTGGACGCACTGGCGTTTCTGGCACAGGTGCTTTGGAAGTTATTATTGCCCCCGAAGGCGGTCATGGTTCAGACATGGAGTCTGAGTTCGGCGCTAAGCGTGTTATGACGAACATTCGTTTGACCTACGCTGAAGGTTCTGGCGACTTCCCCGTTGATAACGACTTCCGTCGTATCGGCATTATCAAGGACCCATACAACTACGGCACTACCGATTTCGCAACTAACGACACCCGTAATGGTTTGTTTGCAGTTAAGATCGAAAATGCAACTGCTGACTACAATGCTGATGAAGAAATTACTCAAGCATTGTCTTCTGGTGGTACTGCAAAAGGCACCGTAGTTTCTTGGACTCTTGATTCTGGTTCTACCACTGATGGTGTTCTTAAGTACATCCAAGTCCCTGGTTTGCATGCAGAAAACGGAGTTGTAAGAGAATTTGATTCTAGTGCTGCTGTTGTTGGTACTTCATCTCTTGCTTCTGGCACAGTTGATACAACAACCACTGCTGTCACACTTCTAGGTGTTAGTTTCACCAATGGTCAAGGTAATCCTGAGATCGAAGCGAACTCTGGAGATGTCATTTATGTTGAGAACAGAAGACTCATCACACGTGCTCCTGACCAAATTGAAGACATCAAGTTAGTAATTGAGTTCTGACCTCCTAAATAACGTTAGGAAAACCAGGACGTTAGTGCATATACAATGCCTCAAAATACTAACTTAAACGCATCGCCTTACTTTGAAGACTTTGATTCTCAGAATAATTTCTATAAGGTCTTGTTTAGACCAGGGTTTGCGGTACAGACTAGAGAACTAACAACTCTCCAGTCTGTATTACAAACTCAATTAGAATCATTCGGGAGGAACGTCTTCAAGCAAGGCGATCTTGTTGTGCCTGGAGAAGTCGGGTTCAATACGAAACTAAATTACGTTAAACTATCTTCTGTTTCTGAGGTTGCAATCAGTGACGAAGCAGGAAACGTTGTATATCAAAAATATGACATTAGTCAACTGGTCGGTCTGAAAATTCAGGGTGTATCATCTAGTGTTATTGCAAGTGTTATTGCTACAGAATTTGGTTCTGATACAGAATCAGATACAATTTATGTCAATTACTTAGACTCTGGTGCATCTGGTGACGAAGAGAGATTCCGTCAAGGTGAGACTTTAGAAGTAATTGGTGGTGTTAATTCTCCTCTATTGGTTGTCGGAACTGATGGAGTATCTCTTCCTACCAGTATCAGTGTTACTGATCCTGACACAGGTATTGAACAATTTATTGATAGTCCCGCATTGGGATTTGCTTCTGCTATAAAAGTAGAAGAAGGTATTTACTTTGTTAATGGATATTTTGTAAGAAATGCTGAGCAACTTTTAGTTGTTAGCAAATACTACGATGCACCTTCCAGCAAAATTGGTTTTAAAATTGTAGAGTCTCTGGTTACACCTGAGGAAGATAGTTCTTTGTATGATAATGCAAGGGGTTATTCTAATTTCTCTGCTCCTGGTGCTCATAGACTTAAAATTAGTCTAGAACTTGTTAAGTATGGTTACTATGATCTAACTGATAAGAATTTTATTCAACTACTACTTATTAAAAGTGGTACTATTCAGAAACAAATTAAAGCAAATGACTATTCTCTTGTAGAAGCAGCAATTGCTAAGAAAACTTTTGACGAATCTGGTGATTATGTTGTAGAACCATTCCCTCTACAAGTTAGAGAGTATTATCAAAATGATAATAACTTAGGATTCTATACTGCCGATGCTGATGGACTTGTTAATGGTCTATCAGTAAATCAAGCATCCGCAAAACTCCTAGGAACTATTGGTTCTGGTAAAGCATATATTAAAGGATATGAAGTTAAAAATAAAGAGAGTAAGTATCTCGAAATTGATAAAGCAAGAGATACAATTAAAAGAGAAAATCAGACACTAAAAACAACAGGTCTGACTTCCTTCTATATTAGTAACGTATATGGTACAACCCCACTTAATGCAGAGGGTGCTGAACTAACATCGTATCCTACACTATTTTTAAATTCTACTTACAATGATGGTTCTGTCGGTCTTAATGACACAGAAGCAAATGATGGTGTCAAGCAGACTACCAATCGCCGTGGACAAGGATATGGCGTAGAAGAAGGAGTCAAGACAATCTATTGTCAGATTGAAGCTGGATCTGGTTTTGGCATCGCAGATATGACTGATGCTAACTTTAAATCTACGTTTAAAAAATTATATTTTATCAAAACTAGATCTTCTAGTCAGGTTACCAGTTTTGGAGAGGTAGATGTTTTAGCATTCTCAATTGTATCCCGTCCAGAAATTTCTGCCGCTGGTGCAAATCAATTTGTTGAAATTACAGTAAAAGGAAATAGATCTGAACTAGATATTTTTGTAATTGATTATGATGCATCAGCATCAAATAAACTGAGGAAGTTATTTAAATCACAAGCAGATGTTGAAGATAATAGTAGCGAACTATTTGATCTGCGTGATTATAATGAAACTATTACACCTATCGTAGGTATTGCTAAACCAAAAAATATTGCTCTAAAAGAAATTAGTTCTGGTTTTAATAAAGATCTTGATAAAATTGTATCTAAAGGTAGACTTGCTGGTGGTCTAGAACAATACAATTCTATTTTTGACCTTTCATATTTTGCTCCTCAATTCTTCACAAGAATTCTTTTAGAAACACAAATTACTGGAGATTCTTTTAATCCTGGTAAGTACATTTATGGTTCCATAAGTGGTGCTATTGCTGTTATTGAGGGAGGTACATTGGCTACCTACTCGTCAGTCGCCAAGTTGTTTGTTACTATGGTGTTTGGCGAGTTTAAAGGTGGTGAAACAATTACATCAGAAACTGGCGAAACAATTAAGATTGCGACAGATAATACAATTTCTCACTTTATTATTCCTACTAGGGGAGATAGTTACGCTGCAGGAACAAGAATTATTCTTGATGGTGTTACTTTTGACGAGTCTTCAATTGCTATTGTTAGATCTGGTGCAGGTGCTTTAGATAGTATCTATGTTAGCGATAGAAATTCTACAGACACTCTATACTCACGTCCTCCGATTGTTGAGTTTACTGGTACTGTCCCAACTAATGCTGCTATTGTTACTCCTGTTCTATTCAGAAATACAGTATATACATATTCTCCAAAGAATATTAAATCTGTATTCTCTCAGTTTGGTTCTGGTAATGCCAATAAATTCTCTGCTGATATTGAACTCGAAAAGACTGGATATGTCAATACACTTTCAGTAACTGACTTTACCTTCTCAGGCACTGCAGGGTACAAGTTTATCGAGTGTAATGGATTTGGTGGTGATGCATCGAAGAACCTTGTTCAAGGCGACGTGGTGCAGTTCTCGGACGTTACTGGTGCTGTATATAAGTACATCGTTCAATATGCTACTAGACCTGACGGAACAAAGAGATCGAGAATCTATCTAGATAGAGTTCTGCAGGCAAATGCAGAGAATGCTTCTGTTGTTCTGCAAAGACCAATAATTGAAAATCCAAGCGGTACTCTAGTTTTCCCAACTGGCGACAAGCAGATTAAGACTCTTATTGATTCTTCAGAAGACTCTAAAATCAAATATTATTTTAGAAGAGATTTTATTACGAGTGCTGCATCTGCTAGTGGAAACTTAACTTTTGCTGCTCAACTTCCATTTGGTACTCAACGCTTTGCTCCTTTCTCAGATAAGAACTTCTTGATTACTGTTCTAGAGACAGGTGTTGCTGAGCATGCTATTGATTCGAGTGGAGCTCTTCAATTGTTTGGTGGTCCTCTTAAGAAAGGTGATGTAGTTTACGTTGATCCTGAATATGTAACTATTGCTCAATCAGATAGTAATCTAACTGCAGGAAGTGTCACAATTAATTTCCCTGAAAATCATTTTGGTGATATCACTGCTCTGCGTACTGCTCTAGAAGCAAGAGCTGCAAATCCTCAATCAGGTGATCCCGATTGGACTCTTCCTGAAAACAACTTCCCTAAGATGAAGTTGACTGCTACTTTAGAAGTATCTAAAGCAAAACCAAGACTCAAAACTTCTATTCTGAACAAGCAAATTATTGTTCAATCTGGAGGAACTTCTGTAGTACCACTAAGAGGACAAGAACTTGGTGGCGAAACTATTCAAATTACTTCTTACTCAGATGTCTTCAAATTAAGATATGTTTATGAAGGATCTGTTTCTTCTCCTCCTACTGTAGATGCTGGAGGTAATCTTATTAGCGGAGTAGATGTTTCTAATAAGTATACATTTGACAATGGACAAAGAGATACATTTTATGATGTTGCAAGATTGGTTTTAAAACCAGGTCTTACTGCACCTACAGGTCAACTTGTAATTGCATTTGATTACTTCGAGCACTCACAAGGTGACTTCTGTACTATCGATTCGTATTTGCATGAAGCAGGTGTAACTGAGAAAGACATTCCATCTTTTAACTCATCTGTTAGTGGTTTAGTATCACTTAAAGATGTTATTGATTTCAGACCTAAAGTAGATAACTCTAACATACTTCCTGGATATCAAGATAAAACTTTCCTTTCAGAATCTGACTTCTTGTCATTCTCTGGTGTATCTGGTATTCCCGCTAATTGTCCATCGGATGATTCTAATCTAGAATTTACTATCAAGTATAATAAAGAGCAATACCTTGATAGAATTGATGGTGTGTTCTTGAATACTGATGGAAATTTTGTTGTTAAGAAAGGAAATTCTTCACTTAACCCATCACGTCCAGAGACAATCAGCGATTCTACTCCACTCTACTATCTCTACATTCCTGCATTTACAGATTCTTACAGAGATGTCCGTATTATTCCTGTAGAGAATAAGCGTTACACGATGAAGGATATTGGAAAATTAAATCAACGTGTCGAACGTCTAGAGTATTATACTTCTCTTAGTGTTTTAGAACAGCAAACACTGAACATGCAAGTTACCGATGATATTGGTCTTGACAGATTTAAGTGTGGTTTTTATGTAGATAACTTTGAAACACATAAAGGAGATATCAAATCAATAGATCATGTATGTTCTATTGATACTCAGCAGTCTGTTCTTAGACCACAAGTTAGTGAAGATAGTTTCCTCGTCAAGGAAATTAATACTAGAAATGATCAAAGAGAAGTTTCTGGTTATGTTAACAATAAAGGTGTTCTAACACTACCATATACTAATCGTAGATTACTTGGTAATAATTTTGCTACGAAGACAATTAATCCAAATCCATTTGTTGTTCTTCAATATGTTGGTGATCTATCCGTAGACCCCAATGTTGATTCTTGGTACGATAGATCTATTGCTCCTCTAGTTACAGATAACAATACGGATCTATTTGTACCCTTCCTTGCTAAAGAAGATCTAGAAGTGGCATTCGCAAGTCTGTACAATTCCTTTATTGTAACCTGGTCTGGCACCGAAAGATCTTTCTATAATATCAATCCTCTATCAAAAACCAATACAGAAATATCTGGTGAAGAAGTTATCAAAGCAAATGTTGCGAGTTCTTCTAATATCAGTCCGATGAATAATGAGATCGGTAAAGGTATTTCTTCTAGAACTAGTCGCGGTAAGTCTGTTGCAGCTGCACTGCAATATTTTGCTCGCAGCATTCCAGTTAAATTTACCATCCGTAGACTTAAACCAAAAACTGAAGTATACGTATACTTAGAAGGTAAGAAGATTAACAGATGGGTTGTTCCTGATATTAGATTTACTGGTATTCCTGGCAACTCATTATCTACTTTCAATGCACCTATCATCACTGACGAAAGTGGCAATGCTAGTGGTATTGTTTTGATCCCTGCTGGTAAAGCACCTAGAGAATCTGCTGCATGGACAGGAGAAGCAGAAACAGTATCGTATGATGATTCATCTGAAGAAGTTAGAATTACTACTGGAGAAAAAACTTTACGCTTTACTTCCAGTGCAACGAACCGCAACAAAGCAGATGTAGAAACATTTGCAGAAACTAAGTTCTATGCATCAGGTCTTCTTCCCGATAATCCTGCTAGCATCGTATCCACGAAACCAGCATACTTCAAGGCAAATGAAGGAACTCAATTGGTTACAAATAATACCGAAGTTGAGCAAAAACCAAATCCTTTAGCACAAACATTTAAAGTTGAAGAGTATGATGAAGGTGTGTTTGCTACTGGTGTAGATCTATACATTTCTAAGAAGAGTGATTCTATTCCTATTAGAGTATACCTTACCGATGTAGATTCAGAAAAACCAGGTAAAAATATTATTCCTGGCACAGAAATTGTCAAGGAACCATATACTTATGTTAAAGCATATGTATCAGCTTCTGTAACTGTTATTAAGGAAGAAAATATTATTGGTGTAACAACCAATGCTTCTGGTCCTATCCTTAAAATCTTAGACAAGAACAATAACCAACTTCCTGTATCAGAAGATAATGAAATTCAATTAAATAACGAACAAGTATATACTTTTGTTCTATCTAATAACAATGGTACTGCTTTCATAGCAAACGAGGAATTAAAACTTAACTCTATTACAGTATTCAATAACGCAAACAATACAGAGATCTCTGCACGTATCGCAAAAGACTCTGGTGTTGTTTCTGTAATGAAAGTAACTAATACAGGATCTAATTATGATTCTGCAACTATCACCATTGAGTCTCCAAGTCTTCCTGGTGGCAGTAACGCTACTGGTAGTGTTAAAGTATCTGATGGTCTCATCTATGACACTACAATTACACTTTCTGGTAGAGGTTATACAGAACCACCTTCTGTTGTTATTAGAGGATCTGGTATCGGTAACACTGGTGCTACTATTGAAACTGAAATTGAAATCACAGAACCTGCTGTCAGAATGGGTGTTGCTGAAGATGTGGATGGCGGTATCCCATCAGTAACTCCAACTAACTTTATGTTTGACTACCCTGTATTCTTGCAAAACAATACAGAATATTCTCTAGTTGTAGAAACTGATTCTAAAGACTATAACATTTGGGTATCTAAGTTAGGTGAAACTGAAATTGCTACAAATACAACAGTTACCACAAATCCATCACTAGGATCTGTTTACAAATCACAGAATACTGGTTCCTGGGTAGAGGATCTATTTGAAGATATTAAATTTACTCTATACAGAGCAGAGTTTGATATCTCTAATACTGCATCCATTGATCTCACAACTATTAGTCAAGGTTATGAGAACATGATCGAGAATCCTCTAGAAACATATGCATTTGCTAATGCCAATGCAACATCATCTCTCTTTAAAAATAACAATAACATTATTAAAGTAAATCATAAAAATCATGGTTTTGATTTAAACAATTCGTATGTATTCTTTAAAAATTTAGATACGACTGCTGGATTCACTCAAGGTTCTTTGAATACAACTCTATTTAAAGTTTCCAATGCTGGTCTTGACACATTTAATATCAGTGGTATTGGTAGAGCAGCAGACACAATTACTGGTGGCGGCGCAAATGGATTGATTGCTTCTAATAAAAAATATGAAAGACTATTAGCACAGATTGCTTACTTGCAGTCTCCTTCTACAAACATCGAAACTTTTGTTAAATCAACAGATGTTATTGCTGTTGACTCTTCAACTGAAAACTATAACTCATATGGTCCAGTAGATTTTGAGAAGACTTTCCTAAATGAAGAGCAATTCTTTATTAATCAAAAAGTAATTGCTTCTGATATTAATGTTTTGATGAATGATTTAGAAAGAAGTCTTACTTACAGATTAAATCTATCATCCAACAAATCTTATCTTTCTCCAATTATTGATTTAAATACCTCTTCTATTAAAATTTCTTCTAATAGAGTTGAGAATGCCAAAGGAAAGGAAGGAAGATATGGCAAGAGATTGCAAGTTGTAGAATTCTTCCCAGTATATTCATTTGTTGTCGCTGGTAATAGTGTTGACGTAAGTCTTGGACAAACAGTAGAAGGTGTTGGTTACGAGGCAAGCGGTATTGAGGCATCTGGTGCTCGCGGAGAAATTGTATTCTGGAATCAATCAAACTCCACGATACTTGTCAAGGTTAAAAATCAAAGCAACTTTATATCTGGAGAGCAATTATTCTTCTCCATTCAATCGCAAGCAGGTGAAAGTTTTGAAAATGACACCATTAGAATTTCTGGGGCGGCACCACAACTCATTAGACCTAACTTCAATTTTGATCAATTAGTGACAGCAATTAATCCTTCTGCCACTACGACAAATTATGATAATTTAATTGCAGGAACAGTTACTTCTTGGGATGTTCCTAATCAAATATTGATTTTGGAAAATGATAAAGAACCTGTCAATTCTGACTATAATTCAGATAACAAATCTGGTTCATTTGTTAGAGCACAGCAAGTTGCAGATCAAGCATCTGATATTCTTAGAGTTGGTGATCTTGTTTCCTGGTCTGGGTTGATAGCAGGTTATGAAAAGTTATACGAAATTAAATCTATGAGATTTACTGATGGAGTTGACTTTGTTCCTGAAAATAGTGCTAAAGAAACATCTGCTGTTGCTAAGTACACCACAAAAGAAATTGCTCTTAAGACTCAAGCATCAGGAATTGATGTTATCATTACTGCAAACGTATCAAATTCTGAAAATATTAAACTATCCTACAAAACAAAAACAACTTCTGTTCAGAAGAAATTTGAGGATATTGAATGGATTCTATTTAATGATACTGGTATGCCTATCAATCCAGAGAATGCAACTCCACAAAATACTATCTCCGCTCAGAAAGAAGAACAATCTGCTTATCAAGAGTTCAGATATAGTGTTGACAACTTAGATGACTTTATTTCGTTTGGTGTCAAAGTTACCATGTCATCTGATGATCCTGCATATGTACCCAAAATTCAGGATATTAGAGTAGTTGCTTCGGTATGATAAAGGTTGAAGGTCATGATGGTCTTTATCGAGACCCAGATTCGGGGGCGATTGTAACTACACGATCGTCTCCTAATAAGACCGCATCCCATACAATCAAAGGAATGCGGACTGACATAAATACATTGAAGGAAGAACTATCTGATATTAAACATCTTCTTAGAGAGATATTAAGAAATGCCAGCAATTAACGTCGCAAAAACAGATACCTTTGAGATTCAAAGGCAGAAGATCAATAATATTGGAACGCAAATTTTCAATATTTCGGCTGGTGGTAGTGACCTGGCTACTGGAGAATTAAAACTAGGAGACGGAACTAAAACAGCTCCTTCTCTGGCATTCACTAGTGAAGGAACTTTAGGTTTATACAAACCAGCATCACAAGAGATTGGTTTTGTTGCTGCTGGTAAAGATATTATCAACTATAGACCAGATGGTATTTACTCTTTCCAAGATCTTTATATTAGAAAAAGAATTCTATTGAATTCTGGTCTTACTATTCAGGATGAAGGTCAGAATTATGATCCAGGTGTATATACTGGTCTTGACCTAACAGGTGGTTCTGGTTCTAATGGTTTAATTGACATAGTTGTTGAAGCGTTTAATGGATCTGTAACTAATAATGGTAATAACTATCTTTCAGGAGATTATAGTGATATTCCTTTAGTTACTGATGGTAGTGGTTCTGGAGTTCAGGTCTCGTTTTCTACTGCCGCACCAGTAATTGCAATTGGAAACGCTGGTAGTGGTTATGATGATAATGAATATGGTTCTGTTGAACCAGTATCATCTGGAACTGGAACTGGTTTAGTTGTAACACTAATTATTTCTGGTGGTGTATTGACATCTGTTTCTGTAGACGAAACAGGAAGTGGTCATAATTCATCCGATACATTCACAATTGATAACACGACGCTAACTTATATTGATGAAGCTACAGGACTAGAGGCACAGAGTGGTGGTTCTGGCATTCAATTAACTATTAGTAATAACGTTAATGAAGTTGATGTAGCAACTTTAACTTTTCAAGAA